TACCCCAACCCCGTGAAGTCGCTGCCGCTATCCTGCGAAGCGGCTCAGCGATAGACCGGATGATTCGCGACGCTGGCGGAGTTCCACCCTCCACCGGCCGTTCACGCATCGTTGAGGCCCTATGGTAGGCCCGCGGGAACGACTGACTGTCGAGCGGTCGACGCTCACGGAGAACCGTTTGGGTGAGGCCATCGAGACGTGGAGTCCCGATGGCACTGTGGACGTGACAGTGGTTCCGGCGAGCGCCTATGTGCGCTCCCAAGGCGCTCTTCGAGGTGTCGCAGTCACCCACACGATAGTGGCTCCTTGGGGGTTCCCTGCGGACCCTCTCAGGACACGTTTGCGCGCCCCCGGGAAGGTCTATCGGTTGCACTCGGTGACGGAAACGCCCCGAGGCACGATCCTTGAAGCGGAAATGACCGATGCCACCTGAGCTTGAAGAGCGCATGAACCGACTCGCACGCCGGATCCTCCGCACCCGTGCCAACGCGCTTCGCGCCGAGATCTACGGTGTGCTGGAAGAGTCTCGCGTAGGTCGAGGCCTCAACATGGGCCCTGTGAACCCCCGTTCAGCTCCAGGGGATCCTCCCGCCCGTCAAACCGGTCGACTGCAGGAGTCGATTAGAATCGTGATGATGGACGAGGCCAACCTGGTCGCTCACGTCGGTCCTGACCCAAAGGCCTTCAGGGGCAAGCCATACTACCCGGGCTTCCTCGAGTATGGCACCCGCAATATGGCAGCTCGACCCTTCATGCGAGTCGCGGTCGAACGCTTCAAGCGAGTGATTGCAGAAGGAGGGAGGCCAAGTGACGCTCCGTGAGGCCCTTGAGAATGCGCGGGAGGCCCTCAACGCCGTCGTCCCTACCTACATCCGCGACGCCATCCCCGTCCGGGACGGGAAGGTCATCCTGCCAGAGCGATGCATCATCCTGGACCTAGTTGTCGACTCGAAACAATACGACTTCACCGACGTCATTTCTACTGTGAGGTTGCAGGTAGGATGCTGGTCCCCGAGCATCGCAACGTGTCTGGATGACCTAGTCACCGCTGCCGCTATCCTCGAGGGCACAGATCCCTCCTGGGAGCTGAGGCAGGTCAACCCTACCCAGACGGACAACGGGTATCGCGGGGTCACCGCCGACTTCTCAGGCCTCTACTAAACTCTTAGCCCTCTACCCACCCATAAGGGTGGCGCCCTTCGGAGGCAAGCATGTCGATTGAGAAGCTGATTCGTCGCTCTGGTGTGAAGCTGTCCGTCGCCGGTGAGTCGACCCCCGGCACTCCTGAGTCGCCCGTGAACATCGGCCGGCCGAAGAATCAGATTCAGATCAACGACTCGCGCGGCACGCAGACCATCACTGACTTCGAGACCGCCGCGTCCGCGATCAACGAGCAGATCACGGACGGCCGCACGGTGTCTGTCTCGTTCACGACTAACCTTGTCGTGGACGACGCCGGGTTCGTGAAGTTGGAGGAGCTGTACAACGCGGACGAGATCGCGTACCTCAAGCTGGAGGCGACCGCGATCGACGGCACCACGAAGAAGACGTGGGGCTACAAGGGGTTCATCAGCGACCTGTCTATCACCTTCAATGAGTCCGGCGTCGCTGAGGCGTCTGTGACGTTCACGGCATCTGCGCTGTACGAGTGGGCATGATCCTCGCCCTGCAACTTCCTCGCTCTGGCCGTCGTGCTAAGCCGGGAGTTGTGGGGTTCGACGTGCTTGAGGAGGGTGAGTCCATCGTGGCTCCCCTCCTCATCGTCACTCGCTACACCCGCGCTCGCACGCTGCGAGGCGACCTGGTCGACGACGAGGGCAAGCGTCGGCCTGTGAGGGTGGTCTGGCCTCAGTTCAAGGTGGGGGCATATCTTGATGTAACCCTAGGAGTTCAGAGATGAAGCAGACAACTGGCGCTGAAGCCGTCCCGCTCCCGCCCCGCAAGACGGTGCGCGTTCTCGGGCGGGACATCCCTGTATCTGATTTCACCGTAGGGGAGACGATCGAGTTGGAGCGCATCCTGCACGACCCGCCACAGTCGGCGGTCGAGCAGAACGTCGCGTGTGTCGCCGTCCTCATCCGGCACCGGTTGGGCGAGGCGGTGGACGTGGATGCTCTCAT